GTAGGTTCGAGGATGGACTAGCTCCAGAGCATAGGCTGAAGACCCTTCAAGACACTACAAAAATTGTCAAGGAATGGAAGTGCTACATCCGTGACCGAGTGTACAAACTTGACCACATATTAGCTACGGCAAGAGGTATGCACAGAAAGCATTCCTTAAATGGAATCATTATTGATTACTGCCAGCTGATTAAGCCTATGTCCCAGAATATATCTAGAGAGCAACAGGTAGCAGAGATCAGCCGTGAGATGAAGTTGCTTGCTAAGGATCTCGATGTACCAGTTATATTACTGGCTCAGGTGAACCGTGAATCAGAGAAGGATGACCGGTCACCTATTATGTCAGACCTACGTGAGAGTGGAGCCTTAGAACAGGACGCTGATAGTATAATATTTCTTTGGCAAACTTTGTCGGAGAGAGAGGAGCAAGCTGACTACGTTAGGTGGACTCTTGCAAAACAAAGAGAGGGTATTGGTTACTGCCAAGGCCGTATTAATTTCTACAAAGGAACCCAAAGGATGGAGGACTTCTCACAATTCATATAGGATGAAGAAACACCAGAAGCGGGCTGCTAGGTACCGAAAAATTATAGAAGATTTTTTCGGTGGCTACGTCTGCGACAGGTGTCACTTCAAAGGTAAGGCAGTCCAGTTCGACTGCCACCACTTGCCTGGTTACAAAAAGCTTAAACCTATTAGAGACTTTATCAGGTCCGGGACTAAAGAAGAGTTCTTACAGGAGCTAGAGAAGTGCGAACTTCTATGCTCGAACTGCCATAGGCTGGAGCATTCTTCTTGACATACAAAAACAATACAGGCATGGTATAATTATTCTATCACACAGGTGGTTCGTGTGTTAGTTGGTTCACATATAAAAATACAAGGTAAGCTGAAGGAGTAATCCCAAGCGAAGTGAGGTTTTCATAGGCCTCCCTTTTGTTCAACCCTTGGGGCTGCTCTTTATATATCGGAGCAGCCCTTTTTTATATCGCTCCAGGCGGTACTAAAAATGGGCGCTCGCCCTCTCCGATTCTACGCCTGAACTCTTTACGTTCACGCTCCTTTTGGAAACCAAAGATTCTATTTATGACATCAGAGAATGGTAGTACTTGAACAAACTTACTTTCGGTTAATGCACGTTCTCCAGTTGTAACACGACCTAATTCACCTGTTAGATCATAAAACTGTTGGAAGGCGACAGGAGTAAAGTAATCACGCAGTGCTTCACCGGCACCCTCTTTTCTAAATTGATACGCTGTGTATCTGCTGACACCAAATATACGGAAAACTCCGTTGAATAGGTAGTCACTCATGTATCCTAACCTACCAGCTAAGAAGTCCTTGAGTGCGTCCACTGGTAATCCTATCATGAGCATAAAGGTCATCAACAAAGCCATGTCCGTAGAAGCCTTTTTTATTTTTCGTGCATTACCAGTTCTTACTCCATCAATAAAATCTAGGACCATACGATCTCTAACAAAGTTAAGTTGCTTGATCATAAATGACTTCATTGCTACAGTGAACCGTAAGTTTGGATTACCTACGATACCCATAGCCATCTCGGCCTGTGTTAATGGCTGAGTCTCTGATAACTTGTTGAACAAAAGAGTACGAATATAAGCTGAGTCCCTGTTACCTGATTTAAGATCTGCAATGAGTTGAGTCTGTTCTTGTGTGCTGTACCCCATTGATGTTAACTCAGCTATAAACTTTTTAGAATTAGAACTGTTACGATCCTTGTAGTACCCACGAGCTAACTTTCTGTAACGATTGTAGTTAGCGGTCATGTTAGTCTCCTTCATTACTTGGTCCAGCTTTGTAAATCCAGTAGCCCTTAGTCCAAGACGGACTGCTTTTTCTAGGACTCTGTTGTCCCCGGCGAACTCAGCACTAACTTGGTTTACGTCAATGCCGAAGTCCTCACCTTTTAGTCTTGGACCAAACATCGCAACAGCAGTACCAAATATACCGTTGTCCAACATAATAAATGGAAGATCATATAACTGAGATAGCGTAGATGTGAACTCAACTAGAAGTGTTCCATAACCAAATGTCCTAGCTAATTGGAAGTATATATTTTCCATCTGCATTGGACTTAGTATAAAAGCAAAAATGTCAGGCACAGTTGTGTCAGCATCCTCAACAGAGATCTCACCATTTGCTTTTAGTTCCTGTATGAGTAATCCTAGCTCACTTGCTGGTGGTACCTTGAGTCCCTCCGGCACGTTAGCAAACTTACTGCCCATCAGTCTAGTGGTCTGTATCGCCGTTACAGTATTGTAAATGTATCGCTCCATAGCTACACCTGGGTCATCGTAAGCATCCAACAGTTCATCAGGTATAACATTTAATTCCTCGGTGCGTGACAAGAAATTGCCTGGTAGGTTGCGTCTTCTGTTTGCACCCTCTCCTGTAAAGCCACGTGTAAATTGATCCCACTGTTGTGCCTCCAGTGCAGCAGTCTTTGGGTCACCTATTCGAACAGTCCTTTCTTTGGCTAGTTCTGCATCTCCGCGTTGTGGCTTACCCTCGTCAATTCTTTTTCTAGCGTCTTCTATTTTTGTATTTCTATCCTTAACAAACTCTCTAAACGCATCTCTAAGTTCTTTACCTGCTCGATTCTTAACCTTGTCTAGGTCATTGATTGACCGGGGGAAATACTGCTCTAGGAATCCTACTATGATTCCTTCATTGTTTAACCGGCTGTATAGCTCATTAAGAACAGGACGTATCTCTAATTGATAGTCATTGAACAGATCGTATTTACGTAGCAGTGCATCTCTCTCTTCAATTAAAGGATCAACACCCTCCTGCTCTACAGGACTGTATAACAGAAGTGTCTTTAGTCTTCTTCTATCTTTTGTATTTCTAATCCCACGATACTTCTTGAAGAAGGGTGCCACCCTCTTTTGGTAGTCCAACACCTCTCTTTGTATGTTGCCGTAGTAATTACGAATAAGTGCCTTGAGTCTAGGGTGTATAGAGTTCAGCAACGAACTAACCGTGAGCAAATACTTCCTTGCAAAGTTTATGTTGAGTTTCTTTTCGCTCGGTGGTTTTCCAAGTTGAGCAACCTGCTGTGAGGTAAGCTCACCATTAGGGTTCACATCCTCTGAATAAGCCATAGATTTATCTACAACCTTCTGCTCTACTAACCTAGCGTCAGGGTCAACTGACTGTAGAAGTCTTGCTGCTTCTACAATTACTCCTGCTGCTTCAGGGTTCGTGGTCACTTCACCCTTTAGGGCCTTAGTTATGTAGGCTTGAACTGACTTCAGTACCCTTACCATTTTATCGTACGCCTTTCCTTTATTTGACGTAATAAATGCCTCAGTTATGTTACCATACAAACCGCGCTGTATAATCATACGTGCAAATTCAGTGCCATAACCATAATCTACAACTCCCTGATAGTTTTGCTCCACGTTGTATATATCGTTGACTTCATTCCTTTGGGCTTGAGTTAAATCTCTGCCAAGTTGTTCATACCAGGCTTTAGTATTTTTAATACCTCTTTGTATTAATACTTTCTCTACAGTGCCGTGAACTATTTCTTCACGCATGAGGAATCTAACGTAAGCATCATTAACGATGTCTACTTGTCCAGCAGCATATAGCTCTACGATCTTTTCCGGATTTATTTCAATGACCCCAGTGCTTGCATTGTATCTACCAGCAGTTTCAACTCCAGTATTAACATTTATCGAAGTCCCAATCTTTTCGGCTATCTCTCCGAAGGTATCTTCTATACGCTTCTGTATACGACTAGCCTCTGCCTGAGAAGGCGTTGGTTGCCCTTGTCCGTCAATGGGTGCGGCTTGTGCCGTTACTTCTGGGT